CAGCGATTCTCGGCAACCATTTACCTGGTTCGCCTGTTGTGGTCACGACTGCAACGATTGCGGTTGTCGCAACAACAGCGGCAGTCTTAGCCAAACCATTAGGCGATATTTTGCTTAAAACGATCAAGCCCCTTGTCAAAAAGACGATCAAGAAGATCAAGGAGAAGCTTGGGAAGACGACTGTTGTTGAGTCTGCTTGGCAGAGGCGGAAGTTTCAGCGGTCTTTGAAGAAGTAGGTATTGAATGTGTGTGGGGCGGTAAGACGCCTGGCGGGTTGACCAGGATTACATCAGCACAGATCTTCCTGTAAGGAGATTTGGGGTGGAACATCACGCCTTCTTTCATAAGGGTTCCGCAGTTTCGCAACCTAGCTATTTCGTAATTGAGGCGTTTATCAGCAAGGCTGGCTTCCATAAGCTGCACTTGTTTTTCTGCTGCAGCGCGACAAGTGCGGATATGACTGCGGTCTAGTGGGATTGAAATCTGTGCAGTGATGCCGCCATTGACTGAAAAGTTAGTTTTCTGGCCTGTCCTGACTGGTTTATGGAACAGGACGCTGCCTGGGTTATCAGGTCTGCCATCTGGAACGGGATTGCCTTCTGGATCAAACGCACCAACTAAATCAAGCGTATCGTAGACAGGCTCGTTGTAATACCTTTCGTAGGGGTCAGACCAGCCAGTAGTTGAACTAAGGAAAGGGTTGATCGTCAGGGTTGCACCTTGGCAGCTAACGCCATTGATCACAGAGTTAAAAGTGCTGCTCGGAACCACCTGGACGGATTGGTTCGTAACTGAGCCGCTGCTATTCGCAACCGGGGCGGCAGTGCTTGAAACCTGAGCGTTAACCGGCTCAGCCAATAACAGCAAGGCTGCTAAGACACGCTTCATTGGGTAAAGGTGCTGGTGGTCTCCGTAAGTGATTCGATGTCAGTTTCTCTATTAATTAGCGTGTGATTTGTAAGCCCTGGCCCTTGGAGCGTTTCTACAAAGGAAAAGGCAGCACCTGGTTTAACGATGCTCCAGGTTGGTCTAGATGCAGGATCAAGCCCAGTCCACTTGCTTGAGATACCGTTCAAGGTATTTGTAGTTGTGGTCAAGCTTTGTGGGGCGAGTCCACCAGAAGATTGAATGTTTGTACCGCTAGCCGTGTATTCATAACCCGTACGATATTCGTAAGAGTTGATGACTTCAATAACCTTGGACGTTGTCTTTGTCGTGCTGGATAATGTTCCTTGCTGAAAATTAGGAACGATTGGTACGGCTGCTGCTGGAGCAGCTAAAAGCAGCAACAGCAGGATTCTCACTTGATAGTTAGCTCCTGAATGACCTGACCAATTGCAGTCGTGCCAGCTCCACCTGCTGTAATTGTCATTGCACCATCTGTTGCAAGCGTTCCGGCTAAAGTGCCAGCTACGCCACCTGCAGTTGTTGTTGTATTGCCAAATATTGGCAAGGCAGGAACTACACCAGCTGTGACAGTTGTCGAAAGTACGGTTGGAACGTCATCCCCTTCTATATATGACTCTGAATACGAAAAGCTGTCACCAGCAGTAGTAATACTGTAAGCGCCAGGAGTGTACCCAAGAGCAGTGCCGGAAGTAAGTGTCCCCAGCACAGGAGGAGTACCCAAAGTGACGTTAGAGCCAGATACTGAAAATGAAGACGGTTGCCGAATTGATTGGGACGCTGCTCCATCAACAGTTAGTGAGATTGAGGATTTAATAGCGTGCGTAATATCCGCCGAAGCAGGACTTATCGCAAAAAATGTTAGACACGATACAAAGAGAAAACGTCTCATTTTGGCTTGGACGTGGGGGTTTCTTCCTTAAGTGTAGGCTCATCTTTCTTCTTCCCATTGGCGCGTTTGATGTTGACACCAAAGCTGGTCATCGTTCCAGTAAGCAACGAGGCAGGGAATGTTGGGTCCATTGCTTTGACATAGCCCAGGTAGTTAAGGCTGAGCATTGCAATCGACCATGTAAGAACAGCGAGCTTTACGAAATCCGCCAAAGCTGTTGATTCTGGTTCGTGCTCTTGCTTTGCCTGTTCTTCTGCCATGATGAATTAACGCTATAGGTCGAATGGTGGTTGAAATCTGGGCTGCTGTGGCTGGTGCGTCAATAGGCGTGGCTGCTTCTGGTATCAAAGGTGCCAACCGCGATAACCAGCATGGAAGAGATTCGTTAGTGCGTCTGACTTCAGCTGTCGATAATTTAGCCAGTCGCATGGATGTGCTCCACGCTGATCTGAGGGTTCGAGATCAGGAGCTATTCGCTCGAATCTCAGACCTGGAGCAGAATGTTGCACGACTGGAAGGCCATGCAAATCGGACTTAGACTTCCGGCACACACAGTGCTGTCATGGTTTTACTTTTAAAGCCAATCCTGTTTAGCTTCATCAAGTCAAAGGCTGTAAAGCAGCTGCTACTTGACTGTTTAATCAAGATCAGCGAGCAAACTGACAACCAATTGGACGATGTGGCTTGCAAGTATGTCCAGGATTTACTGTTCCCTGGAGGTCGCGTTGAGAAGTAAATGTGGGTTTGGGGCGTAATCGTGGGTCTGTCACTCCTTCCGTTTTTCCAGTTCTTTAAAAAAGGCGATCCCCATCAGTTAGCTGCAATTGCGGAGCTGGAACGTTCTATCGACCAAGATTTACTTGACGATGAGGCTGAGTGGTTTGAGATGTGGAAAACAAGCGGCATCCACCAAGAGGTTTATGGCGTTCCGTATTACAACCAGCTAGATAGCCTCACGGGTTATGGCTATAGAGAGTGTTTTGACGCAGCAGCTGCAATGGTTGTGGCGTTCCACCATGGCATCAAAAGCCAAGACGCTTATCGGCATGTACGCCGAAAGTTTGGTGATACGACCGAAGTTCATGCTCAGGTATCTGCGTTGAGATCACTTGGCTTGGATGCTGAGTTTCGCAGGGATGCCAGGGTTGAAGACATCGAGATTGAGATTGATGCTGGCAGGCCAATCATGGTTGGCTGGCTGCATAAAGGCGATCTCACTAAAGGCAAACCAGCCGTGTGTGATAGCGAAGGTTGCGGCCATTGGAGCGTAATCATTGGCTATGACAAGGATGATTTCATTGCCATGGATCCGATGGGCAAACCAGATATGGATCATGGCGGCCATGACACCACAAAATCTGGTGAGTTGATCAGGATGTCCCGCCCTGCCTTCTACCAGCGTTGGTCTATCGAAGGAGAAGCAAGCGGCTGGGCTGTGTTTGTGGATCGATGAACTGGGGTTATATCAGTGCGTTCTGGACGACAGTCGTGATGAACTGCGTTCAACCTGTAAATTGGCAAGCTTGTTTACCAGTGCAGGACTGGTTATTTCCCGCTATAGGTGATTACATACGATTTAAGAGTGAGGAACCTTATGCCTCCGAAAAACGAGCCCTCCGATCCATCAATGGAATGGATGCACGTCACTCAAACCCTTGAAGAAGAGCTGACGCTCGAACGCAGTATTAGGGAGATTGAGGACTGCGAGAACATAGATGTGCTGTCACAGCTTTGTGTTGCTATGGCGCGTCAACAGTGGCATCAGGGCAAGTTGCTTAGGCAAGCTGTTGGGCATATTGCTGGATTAGAGCAGGTTTAGGGCTCTTCTTTTAGACCAGCACGTTCACGTCGTTTAGCTGCACGTCCAGCAATTCTTGCTTCTACGGAGTTCTGCCATTCTTGCTTGTCTTGGATTAGGGCTTGCTCGTAGGTATCAAGAGTATTTTCGCTGGCAACATGATCGTAGATAATTTCACGCATTAAGGATGAAGGTTTAACTCCCTTTTCTTTCGCTTCAAGCAAGAACAACGCACCACGATTGGGGTCTAGTAGCACTTGAATGTAAACACGTTTGCCGTGATTGCTTGCCATCAAACGGCACAATACTAGAGTAATGTTACCATGTTACTGAGTTGTCAACCTTCTTTTCCCAGGCAGTGGCCTGTGCTTTTCGAGCGGAAGATCGTTGACGGCTTGAACCAGCTCTAATCTTTTTGGCTCCTTCTAGAAGCATTGCAGCTCGTTGGATGTCAGCAGTCGCAGCTGATCTAACTGCTGCATATAGACGATCCAGCATCAGTTGACGCCCTGATTTTGGTAGAGGCATCAGCCATCGCTCCAGCAAGCGTTTGATGGAACGTTATCTCATTATTCTCTGTTAGCACAATCCATGTGCCTCTACGGCAAAAGATTTTAAGTTTCAAGCTTGTTGCGACAGTTGATTAATCCAGGCAAAGTCTTCCATTGGTGAAGCGGTGATGACACTTACATCAACCCCGCACGAAAGAGCAGCAGAGACCTGAGCTTGAAAGTAATTGGGGTCACTTTCGTAAGTTACCTGCTCTACAGATAGAGGTTTGTGATCCTCGTCATAAGCGGTAAATCGAGCGATGGCTAGTGGGAAGTGATCGTCATCGTCATCGACTTGGCAGTAGTACAGATTAATTTTTTGCTGCACGAAGACTAGCTCCTGAGAACTCTGTAAAAACTGATGCCACAAGGCTTTCAGCTTGATGACGCCCCAGCAAACTACCGCAACGCTTGCGAACCCTAACGACAGCTCTGTTGTAGTCATCGGGCGTAATGTTGAAGCTTGTTTGTGAATTAGTAAGAAGGTCGCGAATCAGTTCTGATCGCTTGATGCCAGCACTTTCTGCTTGCTCAGAAAGACGTTTGGCGATGTCCTCTGGGAGGTAGGTTTCGACTCTTTTCATGCCGTGATTTT